CTTCTCTGAAGATTTTACTGTTATGGCTTCTCTTCCTGTTGAGGGTGGAGTTGAGTATGGATTGCGTTCTACTTCAGTAAACGATCAGATGTTGTTTGGAACTACCAAGTATCGTGTTGCGTTTGCTGGTTTTGAGGAAATTGTATAATGAGTAATGCAGTAAACGACATGGTTAAAGAAGAGATCATGGATGAAGTCTTGTCTATGACAGTTGAAGAGTTGCAAAATGCTCTAGATGAAAATGAAGTTGTCGGTTTCAATCCGATTATCGACAACGCAATAACTGCTCTAGTAGAAACACTATTTGAACAAAGGAGTATATAATGGGTAGAGTAAAAGACGCACTAATGGATGTTGAAGAGTTTGTCTACAACTTCTATGATAAGGATGGACAACTCGTTAAGTCGCCTGCATACATAATTGATGCAGCGGTTCAGAAGTTCGGAATTTCTTTTGGTGAGTATGCAGAAGATGTTCTGAACGGGCCTGAGTATGATATGCGTCAGGCAGAAGCAGAGTATCGTGCTGAATTGGCATCTATAAACGAAAGGATACCGTTTTGACAATCGCAGAAATGCTTATAACAGGGTTCTTGTCAATCTCTGACCCTGCCGGTGCATCAGAATTGACTAAGGGTGAGATGGACACATTCAAACAAATGGAGTCTCAATGTCTCGCTCTAAATATTTACCACGAAGCACGAAACCAACCAAAGATTGGACAATTGGCAGTTGCATCAGTAACTATCAATCGTGTAAACGATGACCGCTTCCCGAACACAATTTGTGGAGTGGTTTACGAAGGCCCATCTCGCCCTAGTTGGAAAGATCCCAAAGTGCAGATACCTATTCGTAATCGTTGCCAGTTTAGTTGGTATTGTGATGGTCTGTCTGACATACCTAAAAATGAAGAAGAGTTTAATAACATTTATCTCTTGTCAGAACAGATCGTAAGTGGTAATATAAAGGTATTGGATGTCACAGAAGGTGCAACACATTACCATGCTGACTATGTTCGTCCGGCATGGGCATCCACTAAAACAAGAACTATTGAGATTGAAGACCATATATTTTACAGGTGGGAACGGTGAACATATTTTACTTAGATAATGATCCTGTTGTTGCTGCAAAAATGCACAACGACAAACATTGTGTAAAGATGATTGTCGAATATGCACAGTTGATGTCTACTGCACATCGTGTATTGGATGGTGAACTCTATTATGGATTGACAAAGAATGGTCGTAAGATTAAACGATGGAAACTGAATAGTAATATGGAAGACATTCTATACAAGGCGTCCCATATCAATCATCCATCTGCAATCTGGGCCCGTTCTAGTAATAACAACTACAACTGGTTATATTGTCTGTTCACTGCACTATGTGATGAATACACACATCGTTATGGTAAGGTGCATGAGACTGATAGGAAATTGAGAGATGTTCTGATAACACCTCCAATGAATATTGACACTGGTTACAAGACACAACCGCCACAGGCGATGCCCGATGATGTAAAGGTGAAAGGCGACTCTATTCTTGCTTACAAGAAATACTATATAAAGTATAAGAGTAGTTTTAACATCTATACAAGAAGGGACATCCCAACATGGTTACAGAGCGGTATATGACTATGGAAGATGTGTATAAAAGAGAAATTGCGGAAATGCAAGCACAAAACCATCATTTGTTAGTTCGTGTAAAAGAACTAAATAGTGAAGTTGAGAAACTTAAAAAACAAATTGAGGAATTGAGAAGAACTCATATTTCTTTGAGGTAAATTATGCCAACATATACATATGAAGACACCAAAACAGGTGAAATTTTTGAATTGACAATGCGAATATCTGAAAGAGATGAGTTCGTAAAAGACAACCCCCATCTAAAACAACTAATCACTGGCGCTCCAATGGTAGTCAGTGGAGTTGGAAGTGGTGGAGTAAAGCCGGGTGGTGGACTAGATGAAATTTTTTCAAAGGCAGCAGAAGCACATCCAAGTAGTCCACTTGCAGAACGGTATGGGAAAAAATCAATTAAAGAAATCAAGACTAGAGAAGTCTTGAAAAAACATAAGGTGATAGAATAATAATGGCAAGAGCAAAAGAAATTCGATTAGATAGTATGGTGTCAATTACACCAGCAACAGACAATCAAAAGAAGGCATTCCAAGATTACAAAGCAGGGAAGAACCTTTTCTTGTATGGTGCTGCTGGAACTGGTAAAACATTTATTTCTCTATATCTTGCAATGCAAGAAGTGTTAAGAAATGAAACACCATATGATACAGTTTACCTAGTTCGTAGTGCAGTTCCAACTCGTGAGATTGGTTTCTTGCCAGGCGATGAAGAAGATAAAACAGCACTATTTCAAGTGCCGTATCAAAATATGGTTAAGTTCATGTTTGAACAACCAAACGAAATTGCGTTCAGTCAGTTATACGACAAGTTGAAAAATCAAGGTTCACTGATGTTCCTTACAACTTCATTCTTGCGTGGTATTACACTGGACAACGCAATCATCATTGTTGATGAAGCACAAAATCTTAACTTCCATGAACTAGATACAATCATTACTCGTGTGGGTATGGATTCAAAAATTATGTTCTGTGGTGATTTCTTCCAAAGTGATTTACAGAAGGCAACCGAAAAAGAAGGACTTCAACGCTTTATGAAAATTCTAAGGGGGATGCAATCTTTCTCTAGTATTGAGTTTACACTAGGGGATATTGTTCGTTCTGGTATGGTTAAAGAATATTTAATTAGTAAGATTAAAACAGGAATGGAGAACGATGGCGAAAGTTAAAATGACAAATGTGATTGTCCATGAACCAATTAGAAAGAAATCATCAATTGGTGGCAATCCATCTATGATTAAAACTAGTTCTATGAACAAGTCTGCTAGAAGAAGTTATAAAAAATATAGAGGACAAGGTCGATAAATCTATTGACTTTACCTTGTAAATTGAATATAATATGTTAAAAATGTGAGGAGTAATTATGTTTACACACAAATCAGTAGAAATTCCAGAAGTATCAACTAAAACGGTAAATCGCAAAAGGTTCTATGTAGCACCAGACGGTTCACTGTATCCATCAATTACAACAGTTCTATCAGTTCGTTCTAAAGAAGGACTTGCAGAATGGCGTAAGCGTGTTGGTGAGGATGTTGCAAATTATATCTCTCGCACTGCTGCATCTCGTGGAACTAAAGTTCACCAGATGTGTGAAGACTTTCTGAACAACCATGAAGTTGTCCAAGACAGTCGTGAATTCTTGCCTTGGTGTTTGTTCTCACAACTAAAACCAGTTCTTGAGAAAAGTATAAATAATATATACGCACAGGAATGTGGACTTTGGAGTGACAAATATCAAGTTGCAGGGCGTGTTGACTGTATTGCAGAATACAACGGTGTGCCTTCAATTATTGACTTTAAGACATCTCGTTCTGAAAGAAATGACGAATATAATGAATCATACTATATTCAGGCATCTGCCTATGCAGAAATGTTTGAAGAAAGAACTGGTATTCCAGTTGAACAGATTGTTATTCTTGTGGTAACAGAAGATGGACAAGTTCAAGAGTTCATCAAGAAGAAGTATGATTACTTACCTAAACTTGTTGAAACCATCGAACAGTTTGTCTCCGAATGGGAGAAAGAAAATGATACGCAAACTGGCGGTGATTCTGCTATTCTCAGTAGCGCCACTGCATAACTTAACTGCTGAACCTGTATGGGCAAACAAACCCATGCAGTGTGCTACTTTGGATGAAGTTATAAGATTAACTAAAATTCTAGAAGAAGAACCATTCATTTATTTTGAAGGTTTATCAACTAGACCAGAAGGAACTTTCCTAACTAAGTTTCTTATAACTCTGAACAGAAAGACCAATGGATGGACATTGATTGAAATCCCAGATGAAGATCAGGCGTGTATCTTAGGTGCTGGACAGGGTGAAATAAAAATTAAAAATGATGGAATTACAACATGAATGTTATTTGGCATATCTTACTGACAGTATGTTCTGGTTCAACTTGTTTAGAACAAGATGTTCAGTGGTTTGATTCCGAAAAAGAGTGCCAAACTATGTTAGTTGAATATGTTGCAATACCAGCAGATGGTGATTGGGATACAGTGACATATGTTTGTAAACCAAAAGATTCAATTGCCTCTTGACATTCAAATGTCACTGTGGTATAAATAAAATACAGTTTGTTGATACAATTCAACACTTGAACAGGACGGCGGTGCGATACCGCCCGCCTCCACCATAAACACATTGCACAGTTAGTGTGCTTATGATGGGGGCGAAATAGGATCGACTGGCAAGGATAGAGGCGAGTAGAACTGTCGGATGGATGCGTAATAGTCCAACTAAAGTAACTGCAAACGATAACGACTTTGCACTTGCAGCCTAGTTTTAGGTGACGGAGTTTCGGTAGGTTGACTTGGCAACAGAACA